ACATACCATTTCCCGGTGCTAAACTCAACAGGCAAGATATCACAGGTGATTTTATGATTACCAATTTGCGTTGGACTGATCCCCTAGGTGTTGGCAATAATCGCAAAGACAACATGATGATCACTTATCAACGCAAAGGCCGTAAACAACCTGAAACTCATACCCTGGCTGAATGGGCTCGAATTACAGGTATTGAATACAGTTGTTTATTCAGCCGTATTAAAGACTATGGCATGACACCAGAAGAAGCATTTGGACATGATTGGTATAAGCCAATAAGAAAGGCACAACATGGGAAGACCTAAAGGACTGGCACCATGGGCTTGGATCTACCCAGATCCATTTGATCACGATCGTCATAGAAAATGGCATTTGGCTAGAGCACAGGCCAACCACCGAGGTGAAGGTTGGGAATTGTCAATTGAAGAATGGTTTGAATTATGGACACCCGATCTATGGTCAAAACGCGGCAGAGGCACTAATGATCTTTGTATGGTTCGGTTGGACAAGTCATTGCCCTTTCGTATGGACAATGTTAAAATTGTAACTCGTTACTGGCAAGTATGCCGTAATAAAAAACCACATCGTAAACCCGAAACCGAAAGGCAGATATGACACATACCGTAAAACTTCGCAAGCAAGATATGTTCATCATGTTGGAAGCACTGGCAACCAGCATGGAAATCAAAGAACGCAAACTTAAAAAAGCAGACAGTATTGAGTTCATGGTTAAAAATTATATGGATGCCGCAGCCAAACTGCAACAGCCAATTGAGATACATGATCGCAAAAAGAATCTAATGGTTTGGTATATTGATCAAATGCAACATTCAGGAAAATTATGGGGCACACAACTCTGCACAGAAGCAGTTGAAATTGCCAGCCGTGTTATTGACAACACTTATGACCACTACAAGAGCATACAGCATTTTGAAGATCTGTTTAAACCGGAATGAAGTTTCACGAATTTGATCCCTTAGAAATGCTTCATGCACTACAGAAGCAAACACTACAAAATGCTCAGAACTTGACTACAATGACTTCTGCATTTAATGAACGTAGTCAGGCTATTAATGAATTAGTCCGAGCACTGAATCATCAACACCAACAATTACAAGACTTAAACGCAAGACTTCAACTACTAGAAATGGCACGACAAAATGAAAAGAAATAAAGACACAACCCAACCCTTATACAGTATCACAATGAAACTACAAGGTAACCAAACAGGATACATGGAGTTTTCAGATAGAGAAATGGCCTACACATATTTTACCATGCTGAGAACAGTGGAAGTCATTGCTGGTGTAGTGATCAAAGAAATTGAATTTGGTGAACTGAAACTTGATTCCTAATCAAAAATAATCAAAACAATGTTTTATACTCGAGAACAGGCCGCAGAACTCAAACTGTCAGAAGCCACCGAAGCCCTAAAACTAATAACAAAGCAATATAATCTGGATAAACCACTCCGTGATTGTTTTCAAGAAGTTTGGCCTGTGTTAGATGAATTGGTCAATTCTATTCTCTATTTGGAAGACCACATACACTTCCTCAACGATGCTCGCTATACAGCACAAAATGAAGCCCTAATAGATGCGCCAGATCCAGACATAGATGAACTGATAGAAATTTAATGTATGACACAAAATATAAAAGAAATTAAAAGCCGTGATGGTAGAACCTATTGGATTGAAGAGGGCGATAAACTATATGAACAACGCTTCATTGTAGGCAGTTGGCAAAAACGCAATTTAGATTATGCTTCAACACTGATTGACAATTGGACACGCTGTCTTGATGTTGGTAGCAATATGGCCTGTAGTGCCGTATTGTATGCGGATGTATTCCAAACTGTTGAATGCTTTGAACCCACTCCACTTAACATTGACTTATGGAAACGAACTATTGGTGCTAATAACATTACCAATTGCCATTTACACGAGGTAGGTGTTGGTGAGAAGAACTATACCACTGAGATTATACTACACGAACGCAACAATGGACACAACCATTTGTCAAACGCAGATCGCCCTCGCTGGACTGGCAAACAATGGGCTGAACGCAATGCTAAACCTCGCCAGAGAACCTGTGTGCCAGTTGATGTTAAAACAATTGATTCATATAATTTTCAAGATGTTGGGTTTATTAAGTTTGACATTGAGGGCTATGAAAAGTTTGCCCTAGAAGGTGCCATTGATACTATTAGTCGTTGCCGCCCAACATTACAATTAGAAATCCGTGCGGCACAATGTCGTAAGTTTGGCTATTGGGCTGAGGATATGATTGAGTGGATCCGTAATTTAGGATACACAGTAATGAGTAAAAATACTGGCGAGATGGATGGCACATTCAAATCCTATCGCAATGATTTAATTTACAATGGCGAATTATTGAGACGAGAAATGGACCTGTTTTTCCAACCCAATGAGCGTATGAGAATGACGCAGTTCAAACAATTATTTCAACAAATCTAAACAATAAGCCACTTACCCAGTGGCTTTTTTGTGGCTGTTTGTAAATACCTTTATGGATGAACCAAACGATATTCCCACCACTAAGCGTAAGACACGCAAGACTGCCACAATTGAAGTTGAGGGAGTGGTGGTCGGACGAGATAAGAAAGTAATACCACCAAACGAAGTTTATAAACTAGCGGCCTTGGGTTGTAAGGACACAGAAATCTGCGACTGGTTTGGCATTGATGGTAATACCCTGAGATACAACTTTAGCGTAGAACTCATAAAGGGACGCGAGTCGCTAAAGCAAAGCCTAAGGCGTGCCATGTTACACAATGCTATTTCAAACAACAATGCCGCACTACAGATATTTCTAGCCAAGAACTTCTTAGGTATGAGTGACAATCCAGTCAACAGTGAAGCCAATCAACCACTACCTTGGACTGATGACTGATGCCACTCAGTGAGGCACAACAACGAGTAGTAGAATCACCACAACGATTTAAGGTAGTTGTTGCGGGTAGACGCTTTGGTAAAACACATCTTGCCATCCGTGAACTTTGTCGTTATGCTAGACTACCAGACAAAGAAATTTGGTATGTGGCCCCTTCATACCGCCAGGCCAAGATGATTACTTGGAAGAAACTAAAAAACAAATTGATTGATCTAAAGTGGGCCGCTAAGATCAACGAAACAGAATTATCAATAGGATTAAAGAATGGATCAACAATCAGTCTTAAAGGGGCAGACAACTATGACTCACTTAGAGGAGTTGGAATCGATTATTTGGTCTGCGATGAATTCGCCGACATACCACCCGAAGCCTGGTTTGAAACCCTACGCCCAACTCTCTCCGATAAGCAAGGCGGTGCGCTGTTCATTGGAACACCCAAAGGACTCAATTGGGCTCATGATCTATTCAAAGCCTCAGTAGACTATCCCGATGAGTGGGCCAGTTTTCAGTTTACCACTATACAAGGTGGCAATGTTAAACCTGAAGAGATAGAAGCGGCTCGACGCACTCTAGACATACGCACATTCAAACAGGAATATGAAGCGTCATTTGAAACATTCAGTGGTCGTGTATTCTACGCATTTGATCGCAAACACAATGTCAAGCCATGGGTAGAACCTCTGCGCCCCATTGCTGATCTGCATATAGGCTGTGACTTTAACATTGATCCTATCAGTGCTGTGATTGCTTATAAGATAGGCAACACCTTACACATTGTAGATGAAGTTAAGATTTACGGTAGCAACACCGATGAATTGGTCAGTGAAATTAAGACTAGATATCCTACTAAAAACATTATAGCCTATCCTGATCCAGCAGGCGCTCAACGCAAGACATCGGCAGGTGGTAGGACAGATCACACTATTCTACGCACGGCTGGCTTCAAAGTTCTAGCACCACACAGTCACAATGCCATTCGTGATGGTGTCAATGCTGTCAATGCTAAATTACAGAGTTCTACAGGTATTACCACCCTATACATAGACCCTCGGTGTAAATATGTCATAGAATGCCTTGAGAAACATACTTACAAGGAAGGAACAAGTCAACCCGATAAGAGCAGTGGTTTTGATCATATGAATGATGCACTACGCTACATGGTTGACTTCTTATTTCCAATTAGACAGCCCATTCAGACTGATAAGAATCAGCATTGGGGTCATAGAATAGGTCGACATGAAACGACCACACAAAGGACAATAGCATATGGCTAATTTAACGCTAATTGAAGACTTTAGACGACTATCGATGACCAATCGTGAATACGGTCGTAATCGTGATCGCTGGACATTCTTACTAGACAGTTTCATCGGTGGCGATGACTACCGTAGAGCAGGACACCTAACCAAGTATGTGCTTGAGCAAGATGGTGAATACAATGCTAGACTGAAGACAACTCCACTACAAAACCATTGTGCCTCAGTTGTTTCAACCTACATGAGTTTTCTATTCCGCAATGATATTGTGCGTGATTTCGCAGACTGGGAAGGACAGGCAGACATTGACAGTTTCCTAAAAGACTGTGATTATGAAGGCCGCAGTTTCAATAGTTTTATCAAAGATGCGGCACAATGGGCAAGTGTATTTGGTCACTGCTGGATGATCATGGTCAAACCCAATGTTGGTGCCGCCACCCTAGGACAAGAGATGGACATGGGTGTTCGCCCTTACATCAATCTAATGAGCCCATTGGTAGTCAACGATTGGACATGGCAGCGTCATCCTAATGGACAGTATGAACTAGTCTATATCAAATATATTGAAGAAGTTGTTGACAAGGTTACAATTCTAAAAGAATGGACCAAAGAATCAATCAAGACATGGGTGCTGGATTCAGAAAAGAAAGAAGCATATCTAAAATTAGAAGAAATCAATCAGTTGGGCGTTATCCCTGCTGTGATTGCCTACAATCGTAAATCAATGGTTCGTGGACAAGGCGTGTCAGACATACAAGACATTGCTGATGTTCAGAAATTGATCTATAACTTGACCAGTGAGATTGAACAGTCAATACGCTTAGATGGACACCCCTCATTGGTAGTTCCAGATAACGCACAATTAGGAGCAGGTGCAGGTGCTCTTATCATTCAGCCTACAGGCAGTGATCCAGGCATGAATCCCTACTACCTACAGACATCAGGTGCTAACATTACTTCAATACAGGAGAGCATTGACAAGTTGGTCGATTCAATTAATGAAATGGCCAATGTTGGTGGTATTAGAACTAGTAAGACACAGGTCAGTTCAGGTGTAGCACTACAAACAGAATTTGAATTGCTCAACGCACGCCTAAGTGAAAAGGCTGACAGTCTAGAACTTGCCGAAGAACAGTTATGGAAGATATTTGCTCTATATCAAGGCAAGACATGGAATGGTAGCATTAAGTATCCTGACAGTTTCAGTATCCGTGATATCCAGCGTGAATACAATGAGTTGGTCACTGCTAAGTCAGCGGCCACAAGCCCAGAGGCTATTGCTGTTATTGATTATCGTGTAAGAGAATTGCTAGATGATCCTAACCTACCAGAAGAACCAGCCACTCACTTAGAAGCACAGGGCTATAATACACAAGGACCACAGAAGACTGGTCCATCAACACAGGCAGGTGCTCGCCCACGCAGATACTTCTCATCAACTACAACAGGACTAGAATAATGGACAAACTAATACAATGTATGTTGGTATCCTTTGCCAACAATTTTACATTTTATCTAAAGGCACACAATTTTCATTGGGCAGTAAGCGGTGAAACATTCAAACAGGACCATGAGTTCTTAGGTGAGATATATTCCCTAGCACAGGAAAACATTGATGGCTATGCTGAACAACTAAGACGCATTGGTGCTTTCCCACAAGGCGATATCAAAGAGATTGTGGCCAACAGTTCAATCATTGATGCCCCACTTAATGAGATGCGCGAAGCCAATGTCATGTTCTTAACACTATTGGCAGACCTAGATGTGATCATCACTTATCTACAGGATACCTATGATGAAGCAGGTGCAGTTAGAGAATATGGATTACAAAATTTCCTAGCAGAGCGTATTGATGAACACCGTAAACAACAATGGATGTTGACTGCTTCAGTTGTTGATGAAAAGGAGTATGTTGTTCCCGGCACAACACCTGAACCTAAACCAGCCAGCGAATACTGCCATAAGATGATGAATCCAGACACAGGACTTATGGTGGAAGTAGAGAATCCAGAAGAACATGAGGCAGCGATTGCCGCAGGTTATACACAGGATGTGGAGGAATAATATGCCAGTTCACAAAGTCACTACAACTAGAAATGGTAAGTCAACAACAGGCTACAAGTGGGGTCATCATGGTCATACTTACACGGGACCCGGAGCAAAAGAACGTGCGGCAGCACAGGGTCGGGCGGCCTATGCTAATGGTTATAAAGGAAAATCAAAATGAAGAAGAAAAAACCAGTCAAACCGCCTAAGAAATACTGACCTAAGTAAATAACAAACAGAACGGTGCCAAGGTCTCCTGTGATCT